GTTGAAAAAAGTTGATATTTCAGTTTCTGAGCTTATGGAAATGATGGGAACTACTGACGCTTACCTTAATCAAAAGCTAAACGAAGGACTTGAAGCCACCAAGACTATATCGGTTATTCCCATTAAACAAAAAGAAGCACAAGAGAACTCAACAGACTTACCTAATGCTAATTCAAAGAATATTGAATTTGTAGACGTTGAAGATTACCCAACTAGACATAAATATTTAGATACTGCACTAAAACTAAAAGGTTCTTACCCGGCTGAAAAACATGAGGAAACACATAAGGTTATATTGTTAGGTAAGAAAGAAAAACCAGAGGGGGAAGTATGATACCATTTCCAGACAAAAAATATAACATAATCTATGCAGACCCACCTTGGAATTTTAAGACCTATTCAGATAAAGGGAAAAGAGCAAAATATGGATGGGGTTCATATCCCACCATGACAGATAAAGATATTTGTAATCTAAATGTTGAGGATATTACAAGTAAGGATTGTTTGTTATTTTTGTGGATTACTTACCCTAAATTACCATTGGCTTTTGATGTGATTAAAGCATGGGGATTTACTTATAAAACAGTTGCTTTTACTTGGGCAAAACAGAATAAGAAAAGTAATGGATATTGGTTAGGGTTGGGTTATTGGACAAGAGCTAATGCAGAAATATGTTTATTGGCTACAAAGGGGCACCCAAAAAGAATAAATGCAAATGTTAAACAGTTAGTCGTATCTCCAAGAAGGGAACATAGTAGAAAACCAGACGAAATAAGAAATAATATAATTCAGTTGGTTGGCGACCTTCCACGAATAGAATTATTTGCAAGACAAAAAACAGAAGGTTGGGATGTATGGGGAAATGAAGTTTAATGCAAGAAACCGTTATTGATTTAACCTATTATGAAAATCTATTAAACCCGATATACCGACACCTGCTATATCTCAAGAAAAGATATCTTGTCTTGAAAGGTGGGGCAGGTTCTGGTAAATGCTTAGGAAAAGGTACAAAGGTTATAATGTATTCTGGCAAACTTAAAAAAGTAGAAGACATTATAATTGGCGATGTTTTAATGGGCGTTGATTCTACCCCACGAAAAGTCTTATCCCTTCATTCAGGTATAGATGATTTATATACCGTAAAGCAAAATAAAGGGTTAGATTATGTAGTCAATAGTAAGCATGTTCTATCATTAAGGAAATGTGATTTAGCTAAAAACGATAAGGGAACATTAAGTAAAAAAGGAAATTATACATATCCAAACGGTAGGTATTCTAATTATGATGATATTACAAATATACCCATCAATGAATATTTAGAAAAAGATAAAAGATGGAAAAGAAATTTTTTAGGATACAAGGTTGGAATAGATTTTTCAAAGAGGGATATAAGCATAGACCCTTATTTTTTAGGGTTATGGCTTGGTGATGGCTCTAAACATGTAATGGAAATTACTACAGAAGATTCTGCTGTAAAAAATTATATTTATGAATATGCCAAAAAATTAGATTTAAAAGTAACCATACAGGAGAAAAAAGATAATAAAGCTAAAAGTTATTTTATTATAAAAAAAACTGCATTGTCTACAGTTAATAAAGAATTATCTCTCCATAAAGCATATAAAAATAGAAACTGGTTATACCAAAAATATATTGTAGAAGAAATGGCAACAACAGAAATAGGAAAAATACAAGGGGTAAATTCCAATACAATAAGAAGTTGGTTAAAATATTATAATATACCTCGACGTCATTACAATTCAGAATTATATATAGACAAAAGAAGAAGTAAATTAGTAAAATGGTTTCGTAAATATAATTTACTTTACAATAAACATATTCCAGATGATTATATATACAATACCAAAGAGGTAAGGTTAAAAGTGTTAGCAGGGCTTATAGATACTGATGGTTTTATGTCAGGGAACGGATATGAAATAACTCAAAAGAATAAAAAATTAGCTTATCAAATATATTATATAGCATGTTCTTTGGGGTTTAGATGTAATATAAGAGAAACCATTAAAACAATTAAAAGAATCAATTTTGAAGGATTGTATTATAGAATTTCCATTGATGGAAATACACAGGATATCCCGGTAAAAATAGAAAGGAAAAAAGTTAAAAGAGATAAGCCAGGAATATATCCTTATACTACCGGAAACTTAAAAATAGAATATAAAGGGATAGGGGAATATTATGGATTTACTTTAGATGGTGATGGCTTATTTTTATTAGAAGATTTTACAGTATTACACAATAGTCATTGGGCTTGTCAAAAAATCCTCTACCGAACAATGACAGAAGAACATCACCGCTTTTTAATCATCAGGAAAGTTAAAGATACACTCCGAAAATCAGTCTTTCAATTATTCCAGGACTATATAATCAAATGGGATTTAGCTAAAGAATTTAAGATTAATAAGACTGATATGTCTATCACCTTCAAGAGCAATAAAAACACTATTTTATTTTGTGGTATAGATGATCCAGAGAAGCTGAAAAGTATGGAAGGTATTACAGGCGTTTGGATCGAAGAAGCTACCGAACTAAAGATGACAGACTTTGAAGAAATAGACAGACGATTAAGAGGTATATTCCATACCTATATGCAAATCATTCTAACATATAATCCAATATTAAAAAGCAATTGGACATATAAACGTTTCTTTGAGAACATCACCGAGCAGGACAAAGAAGATATTAAGGTAGTCACCACAACCTACAAAGACAATATATTTATCAAGAACGATAAAGCATATGTCAGACTACTTGAAAACTACACCGGGAATAATCGGACAGTCTATACTTTGGGTCAATACGGACAGCTTGAAAATGCTATTTATACTAACTGGCGTATGATATCGGATGATGAATTTCCGACAACAGATGAGCCAGTTTATGGGCTTGATTTTGGATATATAGCACAGCAGGCTTGTGTCAAGGTTCAGGTTGATATGGAAAAGCGAAAGATTTACCTCCATGAAATGTTCTACAAAACACGATACACCACTAAAATGTTTGCAGAAGAAATGGAAGGGACCGGAATAGAAACCAAAAGAGTTATTGCAGATAGTGAAGCGCCTGACAAAATAGTAGAACTGAATGATGAATATGGTTATAATTATATCGAAGGTGCTAACAAGGGCAAAGGGTCAGTTATAGCCGGTATAGACTTTATTAACCAATTTGAAATACTGATAACCGAAAGTAGCCAGAATATTAAAAAAGAGATAGAAGGGTATGAGAGGAAAAAAGACAGAGATGGTATTGCGAAAGAAGAACCTAACAAAGGGGTTGACCATTTAATGGATGCGTTCAGGTATCCTGTTTATACAATATATTATACAGCAGAAACACCTCCCGACATAGAAGGACAAACAGCCGGCAAAAGATTAACATCAAGTCAAGATTGGTAAAGATATATGATATTATAATTTTATTTGTGTTATTAATATAAAAGGTTTATAATGAATTGTAGTATAAATTAATACCCTCCTCGTTTATTTATAATTTTATACGGAGGTCTGAATGGGAATAAAAGATGTATACGAAAACGTAGTTAAAAGATTAAAAAAGCCAGAAATGGGAGAACTTTCCCATTCTACTAACGATATTTGGGGAATGGGCAGTTTAGGTGCTTACAATCCTGATGACTTAGTAGGGAAAAAGGGTTTAGGCATATATAGAAAAATGCAATTAAGAGACGGTCAAGTGAAGGCCGTTTTTATGTTAAAGAAACACGCCAGATTATCGACACCTTGGGAAGTAAGAGCATCAGACGAAGATGACCCGGAAGCAGTAAAACAAAAAGAATTTGTAGAAGAATGTTTAAAAGAAATGAAAGGGAGCATGAATAGTTTCCTTCTAAAAATATGGAATGTTATGCGTGATGGTTATGCAGTCGCAGAATTAAATTATAAAGTTTTAGACACAGGCGAACACAAAGGGAAGATTGGAATTGACAATATTAAAGTTCGTAATGCCGAAGACTTTTCTTTTGTTTGTGATGAATATGGTAATATAACTGAAAATGGTTTAGTCGAAGGTGGCGAAAATAACCTTCCGGTCAATAAATTTATAATCGTTTCATATAACCCTTCAGATGATAATTCAGAAAGCATATACGGCGAATCAGACTTCAGGGCAGCCTACCGATATTATTTTTCCAATGATGTCATTCAGCGCTTCTGGAATATCTACCTTGAGAAATTTGGACA